TCATAGCAACCAACTTCCCACCTAAAAAATTATATCCTAATGGCTGAGTACATACAATTGTAGATGCTATTGTAGTATGATTCAGTTTTCCATCTTTAAACTTATTATCCTTACTCCACCCAATGTAGTTATCTCTAACTGCCATTGATGTTACATCGGATGCTAATGAAATCTGTCCTAAGAGTTTACCACTCTTCCTATCTTTAACATTAATCTTAACGTTACGACCAGGATTAGCGGTAAATCCCATAGTGTGAATCATCTTTCTAACATAAGTCCACTTAGTAGATTCTTTGGGGTCATCTAAGATTTCAACATATGGTTCTAACTCTTCAATCTCTTTGATAGTTTGTTCCAAATTATTAATATCTTTCGGCATCCATTGTGTATCATACAATTCAGAAATCAAAGATTTATCTCTAATCATATTAGGTTCTTGCAACTCAACCCACTTTTTGTAAAGTGTTTGTTCTTCAACAGTCATTGCTGCAAGGTAATCCATATTTTCGATTAACTCTTTTCTCTGAGTATCGTAATCAAATACTGGTTTAGCCGGCTCTGTATCCCAAAAATTCATATACTTACTTTATCTCTACTAAGTAATACTTAGATGTTAAATTATCCTTCTCAAATTCGATGTTTGCTAATCCCTGCGATGAAATCTGTAGGTTAGCTGATTTAGAACCTCTATTAGCATTCAAAATCTCTTTCAAATATTTAGCTGAGAATGATATAGGTGATACATCTCCATCACATTTACATTCTACTTTCATAGAAATTCTGTTTGTGTTGATTGATGAGTACCCTAAGATAATCTCTCCCTTACCACCTTTACATTCGAATGTAAAAGTATCAGATTCACTAAGAGCTCCTTTAGATTTGATGAACTTAGATGTAAAATCATCATCTAATGTGATTTGTACATTCATCGGTGGAACTGCTTTCAAATCTGGTACTACAGGAATAACAGATAAATCTGCTAACATATAGTTTACAGAAGTTCCTTTATCAGAAAACTTAATATAAGATTCTGTTGAATCAACATCCATAGATGATTCTAATACTCCTAAGAGTGCTTTAAGTTGTGATGTTGTATAAACACCAAACTCACCATTTGGAAATTCTCCTTCTTTCGAAGTTACTTCCCCAAGTAATGTTTTATCATCTGAGATAAAACTTACCTTCATTTCTGAATCAGTAGAGGTAATCTTTACCGATTCTACTTCACCACCGAGATTATATCGGTTAATGAACTGTTCAAGACTTGCTTTCTTCATAAATTTTACTTATTATTAATTATTGTTACACAAATATACAAAAACTTTTTGAATTATCCAAATTAAAATCCAAAAAATTGTGATGCCTTAGCTAAATTCGGATTTGGTTTCTCCCAACTCATAGCTTTATAGAAATCATCTAACTTATTCTCTAACTCTTTTTGCCAAATTAAATCATAATCTATATGTTGTTCTACCAAATCCAAAATTTGTTTTGGGTCGTTATATCCCGTCAACCCAACGGAGTCTAATCCTAATGGATTAGGTTTCAAATACACCCACTTAATCTTATCACCATCTTTCATTGGTTCATATTTGTAAGCTGCTTTGAAATATTTTAATAGTTGATTGTAAGTAAGTGCTGCTTTAACATGCGCTGGTGTTCCTTTCATAAACTCTCCCAATGCTTGATTCTTAAATGTGTACTTACTCATACCTTTAACTGCTGAGTTCTTAGCTATATCGATAAAGTTTGTTTTTTCCATCTCATCTTTCTTTCTAAGAATATACTCATCAATTTTATCTTTACTCTCATCCTTTAGAATATCCATCAACACAGTACTCATAACTTCTTTAAAGTAAGTTGGGAATGATGAACGTTTTACATCCAACCCTTTTACATCTAACTTATCACAATCTACAGTATTATCATTGATAATCCATTGAGCGTATCGTTTCTTAGATACCCAAAACCCACCCTTAGCGATAGTTTCTTGTTTGATATCAAATCTATGTGAATGGATATTAAACATTTTTAATGCCATCGAATCATAAACTTTGTTGATATGTTTCTCAACTTCTTGCGCTACTTCCAAAATAGCTGGAATCATTTGTTCATCTGATGTTACATCAATTTTAGGATTACGAGCTTTTACCAAAGGAGCTGCTTCATAGAATACAGAATCAGTATCAACATATATGTTGTAATCCTTAGTTTCACCAATGTTTTTACTATAGTATTGATTAGCAATCATCTCAGTAGTTTTAATTACAGTTTGACCTGTAAGTGTTACTGCTTCTGCGTTATCAACATCATAGAATCTGAATGATGGTAATCCCAATACTCCGTAAAGGGAATTCAACATAATCTTTTGTACTAACTGTCTTTGAGCAAAAAACTTATACTTCTCATCATTACCAGCTTTACCAAACTTCTTCATTTGGTCTTTATACTCTACCCTTTTATCGAACCATACATTAAGTATCTCAGGTATAATACCAACTCTATCTTGCGAATACAACACCCCATTGGATGCTATCGATAGTTTCTGTTGTTCAATAAAGTTAACAAAGTTCTCTTTTGGCATTGATTTCGATTCTCTACCATTATCATCTACAATAGTGTAAGAATCCATCTCACTTTTCATATGTGATTCAGCAGTATAACCTTTTACCTTACCAATCTTAGTTTCAGGTGAGATATTGATACTCATAATGATTGATGGGTATAGTGATGTTAAATCCAAATCATAAACCCATTTGTAAAGACCTGGCTTTGGTTGTTTTACATATGCACCAGTAAACTTTTCTTCACCATCAGAACCATCGGCATTTTTACCCATACGTTGAGGTTTGTTGGGAGCTACCCTACCACTCCTTCTAAGGAATGTAAGAATAGCCCCTTCTAACCATTTCGATGAGAATAAGAAATCCTCATAGAAAACGTGGCCTGCATGACAGATTGCTCTAGCTAAATCAATGAATTGTAGTTTCCTATCCATATCCACTACCAACTCAACATCAACTAAGTTATACTCACAAAACTTCTCAATATCATCTCTGAATAATTGGTCAAGGTTTCCTTCATACTCAATCTTACCCCTACTCAACTCTTTTTGAGCTACTGTATCTAATCTGTAATTTGGAAGTTGGGTATATGTAAAGTTTTTATAAAGAGCGATGTAATCTAATGCAGATACTCCAGCGATTAGATATCTCTTACGATATTTGTTCCAATGAACTTTACCGATTGGTGATAATCTATTTGCTTGTTTAGTACCTAATACTCTTTTCAATCTATTGTAGAGATATGTAACATCAAAGAAATCAATATTCCACCCAGTAATAATAGTTGGTGAAATCTCTTCCCAAGCATTTAGAAATGCTACCAACATATCTTCTTCAGTTCTAAATGAACGAACCCTAGCTCCTTTGATAGTTTTGTTTATCTCTTCACCCTCACTTAGTACATATACATAATAATCATTGGTAGCTGAATCGTGGAATGCCACAGAAGTCATTGTGTTCTCAGCCTTATCTGTATCCGGCAATCCACTATTCATCTCAACCTCAATATCAAATGTCATTACAACATGCCCATCAGATACCTCATCGGAATCCCCATACTGGTCGATTAAGAAACGAGTCATTTCATTCACATCGGATTCGTATAGTTTGAGATTATCTTCGTTTTTCCAAAAGTTAATCTTCTTTAATCTATCTCCGTGAATTGATTCATGAGAACCATTACCATCCTTTACATAGGCATAATTTCTATATTTAGATGTGAAATAACCCTTTCTATCATCCCAACAATGGAAGATACCACCTTCTTTTTCATAATATACATTTTGATACATATAGTACTATTTAATTAATCCACTCATATCCAGATTTAGTCAATCTGATATTTGGATGTGTTCTTAATCTGTTTCTGTAGATATTAAATGGGATACCCTTTCCCCAATTTAGATAAGATAATAAATTAGCTTTGGATACACTTTTTACCTTTTTTATATACTCTACAATTCTCTTATAACCATCAGCATCTTCACCAACCATTTTTAATTTAGATTCTGCTTGAACAAAGTTTGGTGCATAGTGTTTTTTAACAATAGCTTCATATGAGTTCTTTTCACCTAAAATTCTACACTTCTCTGAATATTCGTTTCTTAAAGACGTATCATCCAATACATTGTTAATCATAGTTTGGAATTCCGTATCGGTTTTAAAATATAACCCAGCATCTTCACTATATAGTGAGTAATATTCAGCATCATAGAAAACATATGGAACACCCACCGCCATACCATCAGCTGCTGAATTAGCCCAACCTGTATGATGTGATTGACCACAAACACCAACCCAACACTTTGATAGTTCGGTAAAATACCCCTGTCTATCAAATTTATCATTATAGATATATTCTCTATCTTGTGTATCTGCTAAAGGCACCCACACTTTAAAATCTTTACGTTTCTTCCAAAGTTCATCCATTTGAAGTAAAAACCAATCATAACTTTTATATGAGTTAGCCCTATGATTAAACACAATAATCTTTGGGTCTGTTTGAGCTTCTTTTCTTGGCCCCTCTACATTATCCCATCCTCTTGGCATTGCTAGTATAATATCTTTAAGTTTCTCAATATCAGAATCTGGCAAACACAATTTAGCATTTTCAATAATTGTATCTTTAACTGCTTCTGAAGTTACTCCACAAGTGTTCATAGACATCAACCCAGCATAATGGTTTCTCAATAAGCTTGAATCATACTTTGTTGTTTTTGGAATTTCAATATATGGACTATATCCAAAGAATACAGGTCTTTGATTTGTTGTATTATAAAAGTGATTTTCTAAAAGTAAAGTATGTTCGGGTAGGTAACTATACACAAAATCCCAATCTTTTGTTTTATAATCAGTTACCTTCTTTATAGCGAATGTATCAAAGTGTTGGCGCATTTCATTTGGATAAGTAGGCCATTTGAATAAAACCTGTTCAACACTTTCATATTGAAAGCCAGGCATTATTTCTGGAGTTAATATAGTAAAATGTATATCAGGTCTAAGTTTGGTCAAATGTTTTAGGATATTTGACATTATGATATAAAAACTATCTTTATAAAAATCTTTCTGAAATGTGATGTTTGGATATATCAAACATCTAAACTTATATTCCTTTGATGCAGTTGGGTCTGTAAAAAACTTACTCATACTTTATTATTTATTTATACTTACTAATATACAAAAATTATTTATAACCACCAAATTATTTACCAAAAATTTATTTCATTAGATTCTTCTGGTGCATAGGTGGTATGGTGTACAATATCTGTATTGTAATCAGATGCTGTTTTAGGATAAGGTTTAGTTTCGTGTTTTAACCTTTTATATAAATCCTTTTTCTCTTTTTTATTCTGAGCTATAATTTGGATGTATCGATGCTTTGGTGGTTCTTCTCTTCTCCAAAACTCAGTATGTCCTTCTTTACCAATCTCTCTACGAAGATGTTCTAAATTACCACTACCCCATAGATTATAAACAGTTCTACTATGAATCCAATCATACGGGTCTTTGGATAGTGAGATACCCCAATTAGGCATAAGTGCTATATCAGTTGATAACCCCTGATATATCCAATTAGTTGCTTTGTAAATACCACCAACGTGTCCTTGTCCGTTATCAGCATATGATAATAATACTTTGATGTTTTTATCGTTATCTCTAATCCATTGGAATGTTTTACCCAATGCACAACTTTCAATATTAGAACCATACCCATCATCTAAGTATAAGCGAGTTAATTCTAATATATTATCTTTTGTTAATCCATCACATACTGATGTGGGTGCTTTTGCTCCGACTGGAAACCCATAGATTGCTACACCAATTAATTTCTGAGAATTACCGAATACATCAACTTCATCAGTTTGATAATATACACCCAATGCGTATCGACAAGATGTCCATGCGTGGGTATAATGTTTCTTTACGATTATATCTTTTGCTATTGATTTAGCTATTGGTGCTACACTAACTTTAGTGGAATCACAATAATGTTTACCTTCTTCTTTCAATTGGTTCTAATTTTTTAATTTCTAATTCTATTTCGTTTTCATTTTTTGGATATGGTAAAGTTGGATGTTTTAATGTTTTAAGTAACTTCCTTCTTTCACCACCCTTTGCAAGAATGTAAACATATCGATGTTTACGAGGTTCTTTACGAATCCAAAATGGTTTATCAATCTGTTGTTGGATTTTCTTTGGGTCGTTAGTACCATAATATGGAAATATCGTTCTCCCATGCTGCCATTCCCCATCTTCACTAAACTTAAAACTCCAACTATCGTTGAATCGTAACTTATCACCTTGATAAATCCAATTCGTTGCTTGATAGATAGTTCCGTTGTGCCCCTCTTTAGGGTCTGAGTATGATATCAATCCTTTGATATGTGGTGCGTTCTCTCTTAACCATTGAAAGGTTTTACCTAAGAACCAACTCTCTATATTTGAACCATAATCATCAAATACAAATACTCTAACTAATTCTAATACTTCAGTTCTATCTAATAAAGGTGTAATTGATTGACCACTCAATCTTCCGATTGGGTCTCCATAACAAGCAACACCAATAAGTTTTTCTGAAGTGTTGAAAAACTGATGTGAATCATCTTCAATATACAACCCAATAGCGTAAGATACCTTAGTCCATAGATGGGAATAGTGATTCTTTATCACTATATCTTTTGCTACGGATTTGGAAATCTTTCTTATTGATAATTTTGATGTATCACAATAATTCTTCCCTACTTCCTTCATTACTGATATTTATCGAAATCACCTACTAAGAGATGTGTCCACGTTTCATTCTTAACTATTCTACGGATGTTAGCAGGTGAAACTCCATTGTTTCTTGCCAACACTCTAACATTACGATGCCCTACTTTCCATAGTTTTCGTATTGTGTAAACTTGTTCTTCAGTTAATTTATGTTGTGGATGTGATTCACCTCTTAATGCCATACGCTTACGATTTCGTAACTTATTACTAATATACAACTTTTTTTTCAATTATCCAAATTTATTTTACTGCATTAATGTAATTTTGTTGTGGTTGAACACCAATAAATCGTTTAACTTCTGTAACACCGTCTACTAACACAACTGTTGGAATATTCCTAACTCCGTATTTTTGTGCTTTTTCATAATCTAAATCTACATCTATTTTTTCTACTTCAATATGAGATGATACCTCATTCATTATTGGTCCTAATGTTTTACACGGACCACACCATTGGGCTGAGAAATACAAATACTTCATTTTTTCTTACTCCTTTTAATTAAACAATCTAAACAACTATTTGATATTGGTAAACTGATTGGGATTTCCTTCCCACATCGTTTACATATCTTTTTAAAATTATTATCCATCACAACTTAAACAATCTGGGTCCATAGCTTGTTGAGCGATATCTCCCCTAAGAACTGATTCAGTTCTGGTATAATATAATGTTTTTACACCCTGCTTCCATGCTTCCATATGAACCGTATTCATCCACTTCGGAGTTGCCTCTGATGGGAATGCTAGGTTTAGTGAAACTGATTGGTCTATGTATTGTTGCCTAACACCAGCCTGTCTAACCAATTCTAATTGATTAATCTCTTTGAATGTTTTAAATACATCTTTTACCTTATCACACTTAGTAGTATCTATTTCACCATCTACCTTAGTTAGTTTACCATCACAATATACCCAATTATCTAATTCTTTGATATCTTGTACTGAACCACCATCTGCCATAATCTTATCCCAAGTATCTTTTGTATTGATACCTGCTTTTCTAAGTGCTTTTTCTAATTCTCTATTCTTTCTAATGAAAGTACCTTTTGCAGTTTGTTCGGTAAATACGTTTGCCGCCCAAGGTTCTATACCTGGTGAAACGTTACCTGCTAACTTAGAGTTGGATACAGTTGGAGCAACTGCTCTTAGGTGAGTATTTCTCATACCACTATCTTTACACCATAATGGTTCACCTAATTCCGCACCCATATCTCTACTTGCTCTTTCAGATTCAATCTTTAATTGTGAAAAGATTCTACGAGTTTCAAACTGAGCTGGTAGTGAATCAAATGGAATACCTTTTTGTTGTAAATATGTATGCCATCCTAATACACCTAATCCTAATGCTCTACCCTTTTCTGCTGAACGTACTGCGTTTTCGAATCCTCTCATATTCTTAGCTCTTTGTAAGAACTCTGATAAGATACCATCTAAGAACCAAGTTGCAGTATAGATTAAATCGGTATGTTTCCACTCATCGTACTTTGATAGATTAAGTGAAGATAAACAACAAACGAATGAATGTGATTCATCTGTATGTAATGTAATCTCAGAACAAATGTTAGTCATATGAACTTTCAATCCATTATCCTTATACATATCTGGGTTTGCTTTGTTGATGTTACCTTTGTACATCACATATGGTTCACCAGTTGCTTTACGTTTCTGAAGTACTTTACCCCATTTTCTACGAGCTTCTGAATCACCATCTTCTAACCTTCTCATAAACTTATCACCAACAACCACACATTGATGTAAATTCAAACATTGTCTGTTTACATCACCTTTAGGTTCTCTGATTTCAATCCACTCATCAAAATCATCATGTTCAATGTTGAGGTTAACTGATGCTGCCCCTCTTCGTACACTACCTTGATTGGTAGCTAGAATAGTAGAATCGTAAATCTTAGCGAATGGAACAACACCATCGGATGTTCCGTTTTGTGTAATATTAGAACCTGCTGGTCGAATCATATTCAAACCAACACCTACTCCACCACCATGCTTAGCGAGTAACATCATCTCTAAATTCTTAGTACCAATATCTTGGATTGAATCAGCTACATCGATTCCGAAACAACTGATTGGTAATCCTCTATCAGTACCAGTGTTTGATAAAACAGGTGTTGCTAGGTTTAACCAACCCTTCCAAATGTAATCGAAGAACTTTGTTGCCATTTGAGGTTTACCCAATCTTCGAGCAGCTGTAGTTGCTACTCTCCAATAAGCATCTTTAGGTTTTTCACCTTCCAATAAATACCCCTTTGATATTGTCTTAACGTAGATTTCTGTGTTTGCCCAAGATGGAAAATCTACGTCTATTTCCCAATCAAATTCAGCTCCAAAGTTTTTCATTCTTTTATAAACACTCCATTTTGAGTTTTCCCTTTTCTATCTTTAATTTCATTCCATGCAGCTTCTAAGCATTCTGAAGGATGTAATCCTAACTGCATTGATAAGATAATTAATGTAACGAAAGAATCTCCGATTCCATCTACTATCTCAGCTTTATCATCTTTAAGGAGAGCTCCGGCAGTTTCACCGACTTCTTCCAAAACTTTTAACATCTGCTTGGGGGCGTTATCTTTTACTAAGATACCTTTATCATCTGCCCATCCGATTACGTTTGTAATCAATTTATCAAAATCTGTCATAACTTATTTTTTTTTATTATTATTTTACCAAATATCGTTGAAATCTTCACCTTCGTTTGCCTTAGAGTAATCTGTAGGTCTTACTGCGAAGAAATCTGTATGTGTTGTTCCACCAGTTAAATGGTAGAACCAATCTAAATTAGATGCTTTGGTATCATCAAACTTAAATGTAGGTTCGTAACCTAATTCTTTTAATTTCTCATTACCTCTTTTAGAGATAAATTCTTTTAGATTATCGGATTTTAGATTTTCCAAATCACCTTGCTCAAATATCATATCAATGAACTTATGTTCCATCTCAATCATATACTTAGCTGCTTGATGTACATCATCTTTAACTTCACTATGAAGTTCTGGATATTCATTACACATCTCTCTAAATAACTGACATCCCATTTTAGAATGTAGTGATTCATCCCTTACACTCCATTTCATTTGCTGCCCAATTCCTTTCAGAAGATTTCTCATCTGAAAAGAATACAGGACTGCAAAACTACTATATAAAGATACACCTTCTGCAAATGCTGAGAATATCGCTAATGAACGGGCTACTTCTTTTCTCGCAATAGGATTCTTCTGTAAATCCTCGTGAGTCCAATCAGCAGAGGTAGCGGTTAGGAATTCAAATTTTTCTGCAATCGCAGGTTCGTGTAGGAAAGCCTCAAAATCTTCTAAACCTAATGATTCGTTTAGATATGAGTAAGCTGTGGCGTGTATTGTTTCTTGAGAACCAAACATCATCGCCATTTGTTTGATTTCGTGTTTAGGAAACCATTTGGTTACCATTGTTGTCCAATAATCAGATACAGCACATTCAGTTTGAGCAAATCCTAAAAGGATATTTCCAACCAAATGTTTCTCTGATTTATTCAGATTTTCGTTCCAATCTTTCAAATCACCTTGCATTGGTATCTCAGTATGTAACCAAAATGCTTGTGCTTGTTTTAACCACCCTTCGGTGTAATAAATTGGATATTCAAATGGTTTGAATGGTACTCTTTCTGTAAATAACTGTGTCATATTTTTGCCTTTTATTGTTTTAATTTCGTTCCGCTGGGTTATAATATATATGGTTTAAAAATCAATATCTTTATTCATTTCATTATATTTTTGTAACAAATTCTTTCTTACTAAAGTCTCCCCTTTGTTCATATCACCTTGTGTTTTTTTACCATCAATGGAGTCATCTGAGTATATATCAATCCTACCTGTACTCATATTAGCTTTTGAAGGTAAAGTCATTCCATCAGGTCCAAATCTATTTTTTATTACGTGCCATCTACCTGTACCTGCTAATTTATCCTCAATCTTCCTACTAAGTGATACTACAAAATCTGCAGTCATCAGTTTTGAGAATGAACCAGCTATAGAAGTACCAGTAATAACATCTGCTTCAGCTCCACTACGATTAATCTGAGATGCTGTAAATAACGGAACTTCGTATTCACCTGCAATACCTCTCAATCCTTCAACAATCTCTTCTAATTCTTCGTGTCGTTCTTTTCTACTATTACCTTTTAACAAATCAGCGTAATCTACTATAATCAAATCAGGAGTTTTACCTTGCAATTTAAGTTTATCCAAAGATGCTCTCATAGTATTCAATCCAGCAGATTTAGTTGGCCAATGTTTCACAACAATATCACCACTTAGTTTCTCTACTTGGTTTCGTACTTCATCTAATTCAAATTTAAGTTTAGGTACGGGTATTCCAGTCAATACTGAATCGTATCTCTGTCCTACATATCCCTCATTTAATTCTAATGTATAATGAATTACAGTCTTACCAGATTTAGCAGCTGCCATACCAACATTCACCAATGCCCAAGATTTACCAATACCCGGTGGAGCTGCAAATATTATCAATTCACCTTTACCAAAACCACCATCTACTAATTCATCTATAACAGGCCAACCACAAGGAATAACATCTCTAACAGTAGATTCGTATCTTTCAATAATGTTTTCTTTGTATTCGTGTCCAACATCAGTATCTTGTCCTGCTTTCATAGCATTATCAATCTTCGATTTAATTACATCGAATTTACCATCACTTAATAAATCTACTGATTCTAAGATAGCATTTTTGAAAGTTTGATTTTTACAGAACTCTAAAGATTGTTCTTTAACGTACTCTAAATCATCTGATTCTAAGCCATGCCAAACTTGCTTTAGGTTATCTACTATAGATTGTTTGAGAACATCTCTCTCAACCTTATCTACTTCGTTTTTAAACACATCTAATGTAGGTAGTTGTGAAAAGTTATCAAAGTGAGATAATGTTTTTGTTACTATCCACTCATTAGCATCTGAATCAAACATCTCAGGTTTAAGGATATCATACATTTGTTGTAAGAATATCCTATCTGATAATAGAGATGAGAGTATCTTTATCTGAAATGACGTACCAAATTTGTTTCCGAATTTATCCATATTTTTCAAATATACGAATTTTTATTGTAACTACCAAATTATTTTCTGGTTTGTTTGGAATATTTATCCAAATCACCCCAAGTGTTTACCAACCACGTTTCTACATTCTTAAACGCAGTGTAAAGTTTATCAACCATAAACTCTTTTTTGAATCCAAAAGAATTTAACCCGTTGATTGGTGAATCAATGATATTTCGTACATTTGATGTAATCGCTGAACCCATTATTGGGTCTGATAACTGCATTAAATCGTAATTTAATTTCAAAGTATCGGTATGTTCCAATATTTTGTTTTTCAGTTTCTCATCATCCAATTGAGATACCCTTTCAAATAAGGTATCTAATGTTAATCCATCCGATTGAAGGAAATCTAATTTGTTTATTAGTGTTTTTGGTCCGATACCCCTTACGCCAGGAATATTATCGGATTTATCACCATCAAAAATTCTATAATATACTAAGTTTTTTGATGGAACTCCATATAACTCTTTTACATCCTCTTTGTGCATAAGTTTCTTCTTAGTTGGTAGATATACTGAAATTCTATCATCTACCAATTGTAAGAAATCCTTATCAGAGGAAATTATCATAACTTCTTTTTTAAATATATGTTTGGCAGCGTATGCCATAATATCATCTGCTTCAATGTAATCAATGTAACACAAATCAACAGGTAAGAACTCTAAGTATTTGATTAACGTATTAAAGTTACGTTTCATAGATTCTGCTTGGTCTTCTAAATCTTCATACCCAACCAATCTATTAACTTTAGTTAATCCTGTTCTACCTTCTTTGTATCCCTTATACATTTTCTTTCTACGTGTCGAACCACCCTTTCCATCAAAAACTACCAACACTCTAGTTGGTTTGTTCTTACGGATAAGAGCGCCGAGGGATAACAGACAACCTGTTACCCCACCGACGTGTTCTCCATCATCATTCAGAGTTGGAACTGCTCCAAAACATCTGATGAACAAATTCAATCCATCTACAATCATAACTTTATCATTAACATTCCTTTTGGGAGTTTCTGATAATTTATTAAACATTTCTTTGTAATTAGATTTCGTGTCCTTCATCTAGCTTTGTTGTATCTGTATTTGCATTCTCAGTTGCTTCTTTGTATCCTAAGATATATGCATCACAGATTTGTTTATACATTTGTTCCTTTACCTCTGGTCTATCTTCTAAGATTTTAGTAAAACCTTTTGCTTGGAATTTAATCTCTTCTCCAGTTGATTCATCAACCCAAGTATACCAAGCACCACTTACTGTTACCAACTTATATGTTTTCATAGTGTTTAACCACGAACCATATCTATCGATACCTCTATCAAAGTAGATTTCAAAATCAACTGCTCTTAGTGGTGGGCCCATTCTGTTCTTAATAACTTGAACTCTAGTCTTAATACCAACAGTCTGGTCAACACCCCCTACTTTAGAATTGAGTTTACCCATTTGTTTCATTCTCAATCTACAAGATGCGTGAAAACCTAATGCTTTTCCACCTGATGTAGTGTAAGGGTCTCCAAATGATACTCCCATTCTAACTCTAAGTTGATTTGTAAATACAACCAATATTCTCTCTCTACCAATAAGATTTGTAATCTTTCTCATTGCTTTTGAGATAATGATTGCTTTTTGAGTAGCATAACCAGCTTGGTCATAATCAGCTGCTAACTCTACTTTAGTTGTTGCTGCCGCTACAGAGTCAACTACTATTGTTACCAATCTATTATTATCGGATTTTCTAATTGATTCGATAATTGAATCCATAGCATCAAAGATATCTTCTACTGCTTCTAAAGGTACATAAAGTAACTTTTGAGTATCAACACCTAATGCTTCTAAGAATTCTTGATTGATTGCGTTCTCTGTATCAATATACACTGCCAAACCACCCTTCTTCTGAGTATTTGCTAATGTATGTGCTGATAACAGAGATTTACCACTCGCTTCTAGTCCCGTAACCTCAACAATCCTTCCAACAGGAAATCCACCATTTGGTCGATTCGATATAGCTAAATCTAACATATCATCTCCTGTAGACACCCACTCAGTTAAGTCGGTGGGTGTCTGTTCGGAGCCATCAAGGAAGTAAGCTACTTTCGATTGTCCTTTGAACTTTTTGTTCAGGTTATCTGCTAAAATCGATGATAATTCATCTCGATTTGTTTTAGCCATAGTAACTTAGTTTTTAATTATTGAATAAATCTTCAAATGCGTCTTTTACATCTGTATTAGTTGAATTACCTACAGCAGCCGGTGCTGGTGTTGGTTGAGTAGTGTTTTGAGTAGGTTGAGCTTCCTCTTCCTTATTATCTTCACCAACTGAACCAGTTTCCATCCAAGTTTCCAATAATCCCTTCATATCATCATATGTATATTTCTTAAACATATTAGGAAGTTCAATTTGGTCTTTTACCAATTCTAAAACACTTTTATCTTCAGTAATTGGAGTTTGGTTCGGTTTAACTCTGATATAAGTTTCAGGATAGTTTTTCCCTAACTCTTTAGCAGTTTTAAACTCAACAGTGATATCTCTACCATTTGTTGGGTCTGTTAAATCACCATAATCTGGGTCTGCAAAGAAAGCAAGTAGTTCTTGATACACAGTTTTACCAAATCCCCAAAATTTGATTCCTTCAGATTCCTCACCTCTTACTAATACAGGAACATAAGTTCTCATTTTAGGAGTAAGTTGTTTTGAAAGATTCCAATCGTTTCTATCACCAGTCGATTTCAATTGGTCAGCGAACTCCACTAATGGGTCTGCCTCACCATGTGTTTGAGGTGAAAGAATATTCTTACCACCAAAGTTGTAGTGGAAAAATAGTTCGATAAATGGATTTGATGGATTGTGAACGTAAGGAACGATTCTTACTTGTTGTTTACCAGGTTTTGGTTTCCACAAATTGTCAGTTTTTGTAGTTTTCGTCTGTAAACTGTCCAGACGGTTTCGGATTGCATTTAAGTCAATTGCCATAATTTACCTTTTTTTAGTTATTATTAATTATTATTTAAACAAATATACGAAAGTTTTTTCAAACTTCCAAATTATATTTCACTTTTTATTTCAACACCACTATTTAA